TTTATAATTAGAATCTTTAAAATAGTAATCCACCGCATTTTTAAGTTCTTCTTTTGTTTTTGGTTTAAATCGAACGTAATCTTTAATAATGTGGTATATACCTTCTTCATAATAGAATATAGCTTGTAGAAACAAGGCGAGTTCTGCGGCAGTAAAAATAATTAGTTTCTGCATTTCAGTAAATGATTATTTATTTTATATACATCAATTTTAAATAATTTTAAAGTATAATTAAAATTATATATTATTATAATATAAATGGCACATTACCAACAAAAAAAAATAGAAACTGCTTTAGGGTTGCTCCAAAAAAACACACCAACCAAAACAGCTAGTCTTTTAGTAGATAATGTAACATTAAATACTGGAACTCTACAGGCAATGGATATGGTTGATGTAACAAATGTAAAATCTATGAGTTTAACCGGGTATCAGCTTACTACTCCCTTCACAGGTGATAACTTATGTTATGTAGAAGTATGGCTAAGTGATACTACTTCACTTTCTGATTTGTATGGTCCACTCGCTACTGGTTATTATGTAAAAGGATATTTAGATTTCGGTACTATTGATATAAATTCTAAATATTTAAAATTAATCCTATATAATGATTCTACAACCGATAATGCTAATATTCATATAAAGGCATTTATGTCAAGCTAAATTTAATTTTATAATTATAATATATATGGCACATTACCAACAAAAAAAAATAGAAACAGCGTTAGGGTTGCTCCAAAAAAACACTCCTACCAAAACAACTAACGTTCTAATAAATAATGTAACAGTAAACTTAGGAACATCTACTGAATCGAGTGTATTAGATGTAACAAATGTAGGATCTATAAGTTTAGTAGGGGGTCAGACTACAGCTACTGCTGATAACTTATGTTATATAGAAATGTGGATAAGTGATTCTTTAAGCAATGATTTTTATGGTCCAGTAGCGATGGGTTATTTTGTAGATGGATATTTACGTTTCGGCACTACTAAGATAAATGCAAGTTTGTTAAAATTAAAGGTAATTAATGATTCTTCAGCCACAAACACCGTGATAAATATAAAGGCGTTTATGTCAAGTTAAATAAAAAATATTATATAAATGATTTGGTAGCGCTCACAAGCTAGTAGGACCTACCCCCCCGTGCGCGCGCACACACACCCTGCCGCCACTTCCGGTCCATTGGGTCGTAATCGTAATATTCCGATTCGTCTATCATCCACCATCCAGACCACATATCTTCTACGTCTGTGCGCCTACAGATCTTCCAGCTATCTGTAGATGAACGTGATAAGACATAACAATCAAAGAACATTTGTTTCATACTTTGGACATTAGAAACTTCCCAAGTATTAAGATTAATATCTAAATTTTCACAACCACTAAACATGTATTCCATCTGTTTCACTTTACCTACTTTCCATTTATCAAGTGGTTGATTAAACTTATAGCAGTTTTGAAACATACTCGCCATTTCAGTAACACTACTTACATCCCAATTATTTAGAGGCTGGTTAAACTCGTTACATTTGAAAAACATATAATCCATATTCACTACATCTTGAACTTCCCAACTATTAATATTTTGATTAAATTTATAACAACTGGCAAACAAATATTGCATATTTGTAATACCTCTAACGTCCCAGTTATCAAGAGGGTTGTTAAAATTATAACAATGCCAAAACATACTATCCATATTAGTAACACTACTTGTATCCCAACTATTAATGTTCTGGTCAAAAAGGTCACAGTGCCAGAACATTAGTTTCATATTGGTTACCTTACTAACATCCCATTTATCAAGTGGACTATTGAACTTGATACAATGAGCAAACATACCTTCCATGTTTGTCACTTTGCTAACATCCCACCCATTTAGGTTAATGTTAAGGCAATCTGGATTAATAATATATTTTGTGGCTTCTTCAAATAGATATGACATATCGGTAATAAGACAGGTATTCCATATTTCAGGAGGACCGATAGTATAATTATTATAACCGTTGTATCTGGGATCCAAATATCTAGTTAGTGCGAGTTGTAGTTCTATCTTGCTTTTGGGTTTAAACCTAACCATATCTTCTATAATTTTGTATATTCCTTCCTCGTAATAAAGAATCTCCAGAAGGAATTTTCGTAGGGATGCTGCGGTGTTAGACATAATGTGTTCTTTTCTTTAGTATTAGTTCGTATTTGTGTGTGATATTTACATTTTCATACAAAATAAAATCAATTTTATTAGTTCTAAACTAGAAATTCACTAACTAATTTATCATAGTCAGAAGTATGTTTAAATGCGTCCTGAGCAAGTAGTTTTCTATGCTCTATTGTTAGATGACAATAATCTTCTATAAAATAATCATACTGAACTGGATTAGATAAAACATAAACGTGTTTATAATTTTTAGCAGAAGCCCGGAGTAGCGAAACCCCACCAATATCAATATTTTCAATACAATTCTGTTTTTCAAATGGATACAGATTTACGACTACCACCGAAAATATAGGGATGTCATAAGTATTAATCTGTTCTTTATGGCTGGGTTTATCTAAATCTGCAAGAATACCTCCATAAATTTTAGGGTGTAGTGTTTTCACACGACCATCTAATATTTCTGGAAATTCGGTTAGTGTATGGATATTGATAATATTTTTATGATGAAACGTATCCATAGTTTTCAATAAAAAATTATAGGTACCACCAGTAGAATATATTTTATAATTTTTTTCTAGAAGAAATAAGGCTATTTTATCTAAATTACTTTTATCAGAAACAGACATGATAACATTTTTATTGTTTTTATCAGAATCATTAATCATTAGAATAAATTTTAATTAAATATTTAAATACATTTTTAGGAACAATTATTAATATAATCTTTTTTATATTCTTCAAGATTTTGCACACCCATATCAAGATTACATGACTGGCAGATTGGTTCAAGATTATCAATTGTATTTTTTCCACCATAAAACACTGCTTTAATATGCCCACACTGGAAATTGTCATAATCAATATTTTTATCGCAAACATAACACTTACCAACAAGGGAAGTTTCATTATGTTTTTTCCAAACATTTCTCCTTAGAACCTTTTTAATTTTAACACGTGTTCCAATTTGGATATGTTCCATCTGTTCGTAGTTGATGCCTGATTTAATTTTAAACAGGATACGTTCAATCCATTCAAATTGTTTATAAATACCTAGAACAAACGGTTTGTTTGGTTGCTTACTTTTACACCTATTAATAGATTTTTCAATATTAACAAAATGTTTAGAAATATTGGGACTAGAATATTGTTGCTGGTAGAATGTATTTAGTACTTCTATTTCGTGAATAAACAACCTATAATCACCTTTGCACTTATTATAAAGGTCTAGTTCTTCACTTCCAAGTTTGGTAAAAAGTTTGTCCATATTAAAATGTGGAATATTAGGTTTTTCGGAACGACTACGATAATCACTATAATTATTATTGATATATTCCTCAATCATTTTAGAAAAAGTTTTATAAATAACAATATGTGGTGGAAGACAAACCTTTTTGTTTTCATTCAGAGCCTGGTATTTTTGTTCTAGTTCTTCAAGGTCTTTAACAATATAAATATCACAAAAAACATCAAAAATTTTATCTGGATATTGTTTTGAAAGATTTTTGATACAATTAAGGCGGTGTTGACCATCAATAATATCAAATTTACCATTAAATAGTGTAAATGTTAGGGAATTCGGAAAAAAAAATTCATCGTGATCTGCTAGATGTTTATTCTGGAATTCATTAATAGCATTAACATGACTATTATCAAGAACACGCTGACAGTCAGGTGTTTGAATTGTGATTTTAAATAGTTCCCTATTATTAATTCTAATTTTATAAAATGTCTTGCTTGAATGGATAATAGAGCAATCAGCGGGAAGTGGTAGCTGGACAATTTCCATTATGGTTAAATAGTAATAGTGTCTATTGTTTAAATAGAGCTACATAACTATTCCTGTATAGTTAAATGGTGTGATTTGCCTTAGTTCTAATTCAACATCAGGTGTAATATATAGTGAATCAATAAATGCGGAAATGTTCTCTTTTGTTATATTGTTATTATTTCTTGTAAATTTTTTAAGGGTTTCATATGGTTCAGGATAATTATTCTTTTTTAGTATAGAAACAATACCTTCAGCTACAACAACCCAGTTATTTTTCAAATCCAGTTCTATTTTTGGTTTATTTACTTCTATTTTTTCCAGACCTGTTAGCAAGGATGAATAGGAAATCAAACAGTGACCGAATGATACACCGATATTTCTACACACAGATGAATCTGTTAAATCGCGTTGTAGTCTAGAAATTGGTAGTTTCCTTGAAAAGAATTCAAGAAGGGTGTTGGCGAGCATAAGATTAGATTCTGCGTTTTCAAAATTAATTGGGTTAACTTTATGGGGCATTGTAGAAGACCCAACTTCACCTTTAATAATTTTTAGTTTAAAAACTTCTTTAGAAATATACATCCACATATCTCTAGATAGGTCAATAAGGATAGTGTTAATACGTTTTAAATTATCGAACACCCCACTGAGAGAGTCATAATGGTCGATTTGGGTGGTGTATTTGCTTCTTTTAAGTCCATAATTATTGATAAATTTGTCGGCGAATTTACTCCAATCTATTTCAGGATAGGCGATATGGTGTGCGTTAAAATTACCAACAGCGCCGCCGAATTTAGCATATAGTTTTGTGTTAGAAAGAGATTCGAATTGTATTTCGAGTCGTTCGACAAACACCATCATTTCTTTACCGAGTTTTGTAGGGGATGCTGGTTGTCCATGTGTTTGACTAAGTAGTGGGATATAATTCCATTTTTCTGCCAGAGTTTTTAGACTAGTAATAATATTAGTTATATTGGGGAGTATAAGTGCAGACATAGCTTCAGATATAGATAGAGGGAGTGCGGTGTTATTAATATCCTGTGAAGTAAGGGCAAAATGTATAAAATTTGTATGAGGGTTACTGATGAGTTTAAATCTGTTCCTGATATAATACTCTATAGCTTTAACGTCATGGTTGGTGGTACGTTCAATCTTTTTGATTTCGAGGGGGTCAAAGTTAGTATAGATATCAGTTAGTTCGCTTTTTTTAAATTTAACATTTTTTAATTCAGGGAGAACTTTACAAAGTTCCATAAAATAGTCAATTTCGACCTTTAGTCTATATCGAATTAATCCATATTCAGAGAAATAATCATTAAGTTTAGAACATTTATTATAATATCGACCATCAATAGGCGAAATAGCTTTTATACTAAATTCATCCATAATGTAATATTTATTGGAGAATGCTATAAGTATATTTATTTATTCTAATTTACGATAACCCAGGAATAGTTACATTAACAATATCATTTGATACCATATTAGTCATTATCATTCTAGTGTAACTTGTATCATTAGGTTGTACTTGGTTTCTAATACCAGTAGAAGGTCCATAAGCATCATTAGTACCATCTCCCATTAAGTAAATGTGAGTACCACCATAACCATAATATATATCAGTAGGGTTATAAGTTCCATCAGTAGCACCAGAGCTTCTTCTTACAGTTTGATTAACTCTATAATCAGCTTCCCATTTTTTAGGGTCTGTAATCATAAGATCAATCTCAGTGGAAGTAGGCATAGCTACTCCAAGTCTTAATGTAGTAACAACCATACTAGCTACTTCCCCTTGAAAGGTTTTGTTAGTAGCTCTACCACCAACAGTGAACCAACCAGTTATACTATGGTCCATTCTTTGTCCTGAACTATACCAAGCTGATGTTACTGATAAGTTAGAACCTATAGTCCAGTTATTTGTAGCACTATTCATTAATCTAATATCAAAACAATCAGCTAAATTAGCTGCAGTAGCATTAAACTTTAATCTAGTTCCATTAAACCCAATGTAACAACCATACCAAGCATTATGTCCAAGATATCCATTAGGGGATGAAGGTGTTGGATGAACCATACATTCATTAAATCCTGTTCCTTCTTTACCCCAACCAAATATTAGTTGCTTGCTGGCGTTAAGTTTTAGGTAAATATTATCATCTCCACTATTAAACCCTCCAATACACCATAAATATTGTTCTTGGGAAACATTATCAATATTAAACACTATTGCTGTAGCCCAAGGATTAGATAATGAACCACTAGCAGTATTTCCAGCTGTTCCAGGTGGTGCAATCTCCATTGAATTACCATCCATTAATAATGGACTTGCACCATTCCATGAACCTGTTTTTGCCAGGTGTGAGTTACCTCCACTAAAATGAACTGCCTTAGTCCAAGCAGTGGTATTAGATGAAGCAGTTGGAATCGCTACTTCAGATAAGTTTGTCCAATCAACATTCGCACCATCATAGTCATCATTGTTACCATTAAAGACATCTGTTACTAAAAACATAACATCAAGTGATGATATACCAAATCCTTGGTCACCAGTTTCACCTTTGTAACCACTCCAATCTGCATAAGTTTTGGTAGACTCATCGCCTTGAGCAATACTATAATAACCATTTCTACCGAAGCCCATTCTAATATTATTTCCACTTGAAGTTATCTCTATAAAAGCACATGTGGTGTTGTGCGACGCCACTGTATTAACGAGCATTTGATTGTATGAAGTTCCTGGCTTAAATAACTGAAAATATATATTGTTACTACTTGACTTATTTATTCTAAGTTGAATATCACCTTTAAAAACTTCACCAGAAATTACAGTATTAGATTTAGTGGATTGATCAACGTTATCCCAGTTATCACCTTTCAATCCAATACGGATTTCATATTGGTCACCCATCTCTCCTAATAAATCAGTAAAGAAAGCATTGTTCATTACAAAGCGTTGACCAACACTTAGTGTTTCATCTATTGAAGCCCAACCATAGTCTCCATTGTCGGCTATATTAGTACCGGTTTGGTTAGTAGAAGGGCCTTCTAAATCAATACCAGTAATTTCAACGGTATAAGTCGACCCTGCTATATTTAATGGTATATCAGAATAAGCAGTGCTAGTTGCTCCATCAGTAAACTTTATAAATTTACCAGGCTCTACATCTGAAGGTATTGCATATTGGAAATGTGCTCCAGCATATCCTGCTCCAGCCCCCATTTGCGTAAGTCCATCGTTCCCTAATATTGCATTACCATTAGCATCTACCATTTGAACTATATCGTTAGTCTGTAATGTTGAACCATCAAGATAGAATTTATATGTTTGTCCAGCTTGGAATGTAACTGTATTGAAATCTAATACAGTTGCCCCTCCATCTTGAGTAAATTTAAGTGTCCCGTTATCATCTACAAGTGTAAATTCATTACCTGCTAAATTAGCAAGAACATTAATTGTAATCGTTCCTTGAACGGAACCAAAGTTATTGGCCTTAGTTACATTAAGTGTATGAGTAACAGCTTGACCATAGCCATTTGTTATATCTTCTGCGGTTCCAATAATAGCATTTCCATTGTCAACATAAGTTCCTGGCACATTTAGAATATTATATGTATTTGTATCTCCGTTTGGTTTATAAATAATATTAATAGCAGAAGCCTCTTGGACGTTATATGTTATATTACTAAAGGTAGGAAGATAATTAGTATCAGTATCTGTTTCTTGTTCGTTCCATAATACATTAACACTATTACCAAATACACCATGTTGTGGAGCAGTTGAACCAGCGTGAACACCATTTGTACTAGGCATATACCATGTAGTATTAGTAAGATCATCTAAGAAAGTATGTGTATGGCTTGTACCACCACCACCTTCGACAGTATCTATATAATTTGCTTCTTCTTCTGTTTTAAATAATGGGTAATAGAAAGAACCATCTGGTGATTCAATATAATACCATGCGGTTACATTTGACGAAGTTTCAACCGCACCTATATTATATTTAGTTAAAGTAGGAATATTAGAATAACTAGCACCATATGATTTAGCGCCAAAGAAAAGATGAATAGGACCAGAAGTAGAATTTCCAAGTGTCATAATTTTTTCTCCATATGTTTCATCCCACATTTCTAATGTATTATTTGATAAATGTCTATATGAAACTAATGTTGAATTACCGTGTGTAGGATTCCATTGCCCTGTTACAGAATTATATAATGAATTTGATGTATTCATAATCCATCCCTGGGAAGTTGCGTGTTGTAGGGTATATGAACTATGCCATCTCCATCTATTAATCATATAAACATTAGTATCATTATCTCCAGAAGTAGAACCATTATAACCGATTGCATAATATCTATTAGTCCATGATGCCGGTAAATCCCACGTGAATTTTTCTCCAGGTGATATAGACATATTGGATTTTATTATAGTTTTGGCTTCTATTCCATCTATCCATTCATTATTTTCACTATTATCAAAATCATGTACAATCGTCCATCGTTCAGTTCTTTCTATCATAACCGGAAACTTCGCGTTGGGTTGGTTCTCTCCTCCAAAGGAAATAGTAACAGAATCTCCTACCTGGGTTAAATTAGAACGACCTATAACTATATCATTACTATCAGTAATATCTAGTAGATACAAATAGTTATCATTACCATATCTTAGTGCTAAAGAGGTATTATTTGTAATATCCCACTGGTTGCTTGTAAAATCATTATTGCTATT